GCCTTGGACAGATCGACTCAGGAGCTTTGTTAGCGGGATGCCCTCGGGATCAACGTCGAGTTCCAGCGCTTTCTGCGGATCGCTCAGTGACTCTTCTGATTTTGGGATCGTTACAAACGCCCGAAAACCTTCATCGATTTTATTTGAGGGTATAAATTTATTTGTTACGCATATGATGTCGCCCCTGTTTTTACACCCGTAAAACAAGTTTGGGACCTGCGTGGCTCTGACATCAGCTCCAGGTATTTGCTGCGCAATCTGCCTTGTAAACCATTGGTAGAACTGAGTATCGATGATTGGTTTCTCTAAACCAAATACCAATCTGAATCGAGGCCACTCCGCTGTGTGACTCGGCGAATAGTAAGCGAGACTTAAATATTTTTTACAGATCTCTAGGTTGTTTATATCCGCTACATCTAATTCCTGCTTTTGTATTTTATTACCGTTAGCATCTTTGCCATCTGCTTGATTATCTACATCGATAATAATTAAGCCAGCTTGTATACAACCCGTTTCGTTTTTTGTACGCTTACCGTTTACTAAATGCCACGCACATAATCCTTCGCCGTTATCAACAAAATTTTCTACGTCTTTAATTGAACCTTCGTATGCTTCCCAGTTATCATTAAACGCCGCGTAATTACCACCGGTTTTTAATTTACCTACACGAGGATCAATATATTTTTTTACCTCTGCGTTGTGACTAAAGAAATAGTTCATGGCTCACTGTCGTCTGGCCATTCTGGCACGGGCGGAACCCAGGCGCAGCCTAGGAAAAACTTAAATTCTGGCTTGCTTTTTGTAAGTTCTTCAGGCGTTTTCGTAAAATTGTCGGAGAACTTGCAACCACATTTCCATGTGTTTCTCAAGCTCTTTTCGACTAAAAGAAAACACCTGCACGCTGTAATCAGGCAGCGGCGTGGACACAATAATTCTCGTTTTGTCCACGTGAACGCCAAGACATTTCTCTGCTGCTAAGGAGTATGCCGCCATCTGCAGCATTGTTTTCTTGGCCTTAAATACACCAGAGATCAGAGCTTTTCGTACGTTGTCCGGGATTCCCGAATTCGCTTTGGGAAACTTTAAAGAATACGGTGATGTGCTTGTTTTAAAGTCTGCTAAAACTACTTCGTTGTTTTCGTCTTTATAAATTAAGTCTGGACACCCTGCGTAACCTTGTTCTGTTTTATCGTCGTAGTAGTGCAGGCGACCCACACCGTCATCGCCTACATACTTGTGCCACTGCGGTTGGTTGAACGGCGACTCGCTCCACAGAACCTTACCGTTCTTAAGGAGGTCATCGAGAGCTTCAGGTACGTCTTTCCAATACGGTAAATATTCTGAAGGCGGTTCGACGCGCAGACCACGAATGTGATTCTCTGTCGCTGAGTGGATCCACGTTCCCCTGCTTGCTGCTTTTTCTAACGCACCGGGGTTTGAGAGATTCCAGGCAGCAAGTTTTTTACGCGTTTCTTCAGTCTGTGTGGACGACAGAATAGTAGTCACAGAAGGCAACGGTTTAGGAACACCGTTGCAGTTGTAATAACGTTTGCCGTCAATACTTAAGCGGGTTTGGGACACTGGAGTTGTGTCATTTACCCGCATATTACATTACTTTTTTAAGAATAACTTAAAAAGACATCGAGTAATTTACTGTACCGCCGTCATCATCGTCATCATCTTCTTCGTCCTCATACTCATCTTCGTCGTCTTCATCTTCTTCGTCTTCATCGGAGTCCAGGTAGAACTCGGAAACTTGGTATTGAAAGTCTTTTTGATTGCTGTTCAATTCTTGGGAGAGGCAAAGGCTTGCGCAAAAACTCTCCCTAACAATGTCTGCGCATTCCTCCGCAGTTCTGATTTCTCCGTCTGGACTGATGCACTCTTCAAGGAGCTGGTTAGAAAGGAGTAAGGCAGCGATTTTATCAAGCTTGGCATTGGTGGCTGCCAGCTGTTCCACGATCTGCTTTTGGAACTCTTCGAGTCGTCGGACATTGGGTGAAGTCATACATCTGGGAGGGAGGGAAGAGGATCGACTTGATCCCAATTGATTCCGTATGTTATTTGGGTTCCATCATGCCATCGTTCTGGCTTCTGGAACACAAACCAACAAGCAGTTACGGAATCTCGGCTGGAGCCGATGGCTCTAAATTTAGGCCGTGGGGACAAAACGATCATATTTGAAAGCTTATTTTTTAGTAAGAAGTCTCTCCGCTTAGCTACAGGTTCGATGAAGGACAGCCGATCCAACACGGCAATCCCACATTTAGCTATCTCTAATCCGTACTCAAGGATGTAGTCATTCTCCGGTTCTGAACCTAAAGTAGACGCCACTACCCAGTCGTGACCTTTGTCTCGCTCACCAACCCACCAAATAGGGTTGGTTAAATTTTCTTTATCTGTGTTTGTCGTTACCTGATAATTGTGTCCCTTTAGTTGATCTGAGAGTACATTTAATGGGTCGTATGGGACAAATATTTTTCCCTGCAGATACGAATGTTTTATTAAGGTGTGGGTTACACCCTTTGGAATGCTGTAAAACATAGACATCTGCAGTGATATTAAAACCAGTCCAGCTTAGCCGCTTTCGGCTCGTTTAGTTCACGGTCTTAACACCAGTCACACAAAGGACTTAGATTATGCTGAACCTCCAATGGCAGACACAAGAACAAGAATTTTTACATCAGAGAGTAATGATGGATGCAAAAAAACTGAGCAAAGAAGAGCTTTTACAAATTTTTGAAGGTGTTCATAAACAATATCTTTTGCGTAGTCATTTGTTTGCTCGGTTAGCCGCGTGGTGCGCAAGTAACAAGATTATTCTTCCGAGCTTTGAGGAGTTATTAGCACCCAAAGAGGTACACCATCCTGAAGAAAATAACTGAAACCTAAACGTTCTATATATTTGGAGATTGCTTCACGTTTTTTAGATGTCGGTATAGATACAAATGCTGAACCCGCTGGAAACTTTGTATGCGTAGCTTTAAACATCCGGTAGAGGGCAGCTAGACCACGCTGGCTTCGCCCCGTGGGAATGTGATTCGCTCTTCGAGCACGCTTATTTTTTCTTTTTTTGTACCAGTCGGATTGTGCTCGGCGGGATTTGTTGATGTTTATTCCTACGTGCCAAAGGTTTTCTCCGATACGTTCATAAAATAAAGCAACCCACAGATTTCCAACACGTTGCCTTACTGTAATGATTTTTTTGTGCATAAAAAAGCGGGGTTTGCACCCCGCAGTTTAATGCTCTCTTACTGAGTTAGAAATCGATTCCCAAAGCTTTTGCTTGTTCCTCGGTCAGCTCAACAGCTTTTTTGGAAGCTGCTGGTTCCTGTTTGGGAGCGGCAGCCGGAGGCAGAGCTTTTTCTTCGTTGGCTGAGGCGAGTTGCCTTTCACCACTAGAGGGATGCGACTCTGCAAACGCCGCTTTGATCGCGGTATGGTCTGCACCTAGCGGTAATTCCACCAAGGTGGCCCCAGGGATGTGGGACTTAAGAGCAGCAGCGATCATGTTTCCGCCATCTGCGTTAAGCCACGTGTTTACATCTTCGATCAAAGCCTTCTCTTTATCGTCAGCAGGTGGACGATCAGAGAATTCAAGAGCATTGAAATTAATCTTGGCTCCATCAGCTCCGGTCATTGGATCCTTCTCGTTAAACGAGCGGGTCACAAACTTCGAAGAGGTAACAACAGACGCACAGTTAATGCGGTTGTTATAAAGGGTTTGGAAATAAGAGATAAAGTTTTTTTGACTCGATTTGCCGGAGATCATTGAGGTTGTTACACACCGAGGCGGAAGCAACCTGTGGTTAGGAGATACGCCGATGTAGGCGATACGGATGAACTCCTCTTGATTCCTCATTCCGAGGTTACCGAAATAAGGAGTAAAGCCAATCAGGATAAATTCAATCGGAATACCGTTGTCGTTTTTATCTACGATTGCTGAGTCTGGATCAACATCGGATTTCCAACGACGAGCTTGGAGATCAATACGGAGAGTGTGCGGAGGAAGATTGCAAAGAATTTCGTCTTCCGAAAAATTGCCAGCGATAAATACCATGGTTAGTTAGTCCGAATCAGAGGGAGAAATCAATAGAACCGAGAGCAGCAGCAGCCACTGTTCCTTTTTCTGGATCAGCAGCTTTTTTAGGAGTTGTTTTAGAGGATTTAGGAAGGTACATAATTTTATCAACGTTATAGTTCAAATACAGCTTCTCGTCTTTCTCGCTTGTTGAAACTTTACCAACTGCGATTGTTGGTGTTCCAGGAGCAAGTTCGGAAAGTTGTTTTGAAAGCTCAGCCCATGCGGTCACTTTTGCCCACGAGGTTTCGCCGTTTTCGTTTGGCCAAGCCAACGAACGGTTTGTCACCGTGGTGTCGTTAAGCTCCACTTCATCGGCTTTAGGTCCGAGTCCCCCGGTGATCATAAAAAGATTGACGGCCAGAAGATCGTCAAAGTTTTCGTTTGTCACAACCAGGATCGGTTGCATTTGAAGAACACCATCGATGGTTGGCCGGGTGGGACCAATGGCTAATACTGTTTGGTTTTCTTTAAGTTCTTTAAGGAGTTTGCCTACATAATGATTTTTTTGTTGAAGCAGTTGGACTTTTGTAGGAACTCTTTTGTCGCTTGCTGGTAGTGATTCAGCAAGAACGTTTAAAACTCCTTCATTCTCATCAGCTTCTGCTGTGATTCGCAGACCCAGAAGAAAGACGTTCATTTTTTAGTTTTCTGTAAATTGTTGAACGATGGACGTTAAGGGCCTCGGCTATCTGGTTTACACCAGTTCCTTGGCTCCGATAGGCTAGGAGAAGTTTGGTGTCACCGCAAGTCAATTTGGAGTTTCTTGTCGTGTGATATTCGAAATGATATGGGTTTGTACACTGTCTGTTTTTGCAGCGCGACTTAGCTGTTAATCGTTCTTTTGGTATATCTAAATATCTTAAAATTACATCTTTTACGTAAAATCTTTTTGCAAAAATATATATACACGGATATTTGTTAGCGGTTGTCCCTTGCCATAAATCACACGTATTTTGATCGTAGGTATTAAAAGCTAGTTTTTCAAACAAATCCGATATTTCTGAGTTTTTATAGGAGCCGTAAATTAACTCTAATTCTTCTGCGTATAAAGACTTTCCTATATCTTGCGCTTGAGCTTGCGCATGATTTGTATCTAACGCTTTAATAGGTATAAAAAGTTTTTTATTTTTATCCTTTATTAAAAGCGTATAATCGTTATTCAACTTTTTAATTATCGTCCAGCTTCTTTCCGCAGTTGGTCATATAAACCTCCTTTGCCTGGTAAATTTTGCTCTCGCAGTATAGAAGTGTTACCCACTCTATCAATGTAATCAAGTATTTCTGATGCTGAATAACCTTGATTTTTTGCTGCTGTAATGTCTTCACCGCCGAAATAACCTGGATCGATACCGTATGCAGTAGAAATAGGACCTTTTGTTTTAGGCGCTGTGGAAGCAGACCTGAATTCTTGAGTCTGCAGGGGGTTCTCGAATTTAGGCGCCGCAGTCGGAGTTGGTGCAGGAGTAGGCGTAGGAGCTGGTGCTGGTTTAGGTGCAGCCTGCTGCGGAGTTAATGCTGATTCCACGCGAACATTACCTCTCATAATTTGCTCATACAAACCTTCTTGGTTACCTTTAACATTTTGTTCACGGAATAATTGCGGGTTACTTTGAGCCCAGTCTTTAATTTCCTGAGGAGTAACTCCCCGTTCGATATTACGCCAGTAATCTTCTCCACCAAAGTAGGTCGAGCTAATACCAAATTCAGTCGTAGGAATACGTTTTTCCCGCGTCGGCGTGGGAGCCGGAGTGGGTGCAGGTTGTTGCACACTTGTGCTAATAGGCGCAGCTGAACCGGCTGCTGCAGCTTCTCGCTGTCTTAATGATATTTCTGGTGTCACCGATACTGTTTGGCGACCTAAACGACCTCCTCTCTGAGACTTACTACCAAACGTCAGTTTAAGTTCCGGAAAATAATCACTTAATATCGACTGCGTTTCGGCAGAGTCATCTTCAGCTTCAAAACTCGGTAAATCTATGCCGAAAGCCCTACCAGCTAAATTTACGCTAACTCTGCGGGAAGCCACAAATTTAAAACACGTCTAACTCGATTATAAACGCGTTTATGCTCTGTCGTTCCTTTCAAAAAATCTTCTCAGTGAGTGTCCCCGTTTAACCACCATGTCCAAAGTTTTTAAATTTAAGATCGCTTCTTCGTATGTTCTATATGTCTTTGCTAAGTCTTTATCCTTTACATAAGTAACTACAGTCTGGTCTGAAAGCATAGTGCTTACAAACTCTCCTTTAGGACTTACAATAATCCAAACCTCTCTAAATTTTAAACCAGTCTGCGAGGCCATCTCGGCTTCGGTGTAGAGTCGAGAGTTCCTTAGCAGTTTAAACGTATTTGTAGTTACGAAAGTATTTTTTTCGTTTTTAATGAGCGTTTTGATTTTGTGTTGCCGTTTTAACGACCTGGCGTGGTTACTGGCACGTAATGGAGAATCGAACTCCTCTTTCAGCACATAGAGGGAATTTTCACCAGTAATGACACCAAAGTACTTATCTCCGTTCCTAACGGTAAAAATCTCTTTTTCGGGGGACTTAGGAAGTTCTAAAAGGAAATCGGACATTACTTTGCTGCCCATGAGTCGCCTACATTAGCATCTGCAATTGAGGGAACAGTCTTCAGAACCTTCTGTGCGGCTTCAACCATAATTTTTTCTAAAAGCTTTTTATATTCTTCTGCCTTGTGCTCTATTACTTCTAGAACTATTTCGTCGTGTACACACGCCACCATGTACGCTTCGTCATTTAGATACTGATTAAGTTCTGCAATAGCAATTTTTAAAATGTCCGCTCCCGATCCTTGTATGAGCGTGTTGGCGCTACACATCATTGTGGCATCGTCGTAGCTCAGCAGTCTTCTACGGCCACAGGCTGTTCGAGTAAAAGCCCAGCCGTCAGCGACCAGAGCAGCTCGCTCCTGGTGCCACTCTCGCAGCCGTGGATATGCCGCATGGAATGCTGCGTGCGCCACTTTGGCTTCAGACAGCGAGATTATTTTTCCGCTTTGAGCTGCATACGTCTTGTATTTTCTAAAGCCCATACCGTACTGAAGCGCAAAGTTCAGAGTTTTACCGTCTTGTCGTTCCTCCTTCGTAACTTCTTTAATGTCTTTTTTGTAAATCAAACTAGCTGTCAAAATGTGCAAATCTATGTTTTCGTTAAACGCTTTTTTCATCTGAGGGATATTAATCAGTTCGGCGCCAAGCCTCAGCTCGATCTGCGCCCAATCACAAATAACGAGCTTGAATCCTTTTGTAGCTGTAAAAATTTCTCTGAAGTCTTTTGACCGAGGTATCTGTTGAATGTTTACACCAAAGACGGTTTTGGTTTTTGTTTTCGCGACTTTAGGGGATCCGCTACTCGTAAATCTTCCAGAGTTAGCTCCGAACTGATTGTATCCAGAATGTATCCTATGTGTAACAGGATTAACGTTGTCTATTAATTTGTCTACGTGCTCTAAACGCGTTTCTATTTTTGCTCGTTCTCTGTATAAATTCAAAGTTGGATCCTGGCTGTCAAACTCGGATAATGCAATTTGATTTAAGGTGAATTTACCTGTGTCTGCGTTTATGGGAAGTTCGATTCCCGCTTCAGTAAACGCAGAAATTACTTGTGCGGTAGAGCCAGGGTTAAATTCTTTACCTGCTTTTTTACCAATGAGTACCGAGCCATTATCCCCACGTGGCAACCTCTTTTCTACCGGTAAACGTTTATCTAAACTCTCTACGAACTCAGTATTAACAGCATTTAAGTCTTCTGTTATTTTACTTTTTAATGCTTTTAATTTTGTAACATCTACATTAAATCCCCTGTAGCACATTTTTGCTACTGGGCGAATACATTTTGATTCCAACGTGTAAATATCTAAGAGGTTTTCCTCTTTCATTTCCTGCAACTGACCTGCAGCAATTGCGGGCAGAATATCAACGTCTTTGGAGGCGTATTCGATTTGCTCAAGAGTCAATTCAGGTTGACTCCAATCAGTAAGTCGCTGTTCTTTATCTATCTCAAGTTCCAATCGTCTTTCTGCTACGGCTTTTAAAGAACACGAGATGTCAGCAAAATATGGTTTGTTTTTTTGCGGTGATACTTTTTTCTCTTTAAACCCTGCTCGTAACACACGTTCGGCAATGTACGTATCGAATACTTTGTTTCGATAGTCAATACCTAACAAATACAAAAACTGTAAGTCAAAGTTGGCGTTGTGTAAAACCAGTAACTCTCTGGATTCAATTAGGCGTTTAAGTTCTTCGGATACATTTAATTTAAATAAATCAAAGACGTAAACTGTTCGATCTTCGACGGTAGGATCTGCTTCGCAAACTTGAAGTAAGCGTATTTTTGCAATTCCAGCTTGGAGCCCCGTGGTTTCAGTATCAAGGCAGAGCTTTAATTTCGGCTGGAGTTCACAAATAGCCTGCTGTGCTTCCTGATCGTTTGTCAGATAAACAGTTTTCATGGAGAAAAAAAGCTCCCCGACAGGCGAGGAGCTGATGATAGTGGTTTAGGACTGTTCAGCGAGCCATGCAGAAGTTCATGACATAATCATTAATGTCTGCCCAGAGCTTAACAAGCTCTTCACCTCGCTCCGTAGCTTTAACTTTATAAAACACACGTTGCATTTGACTGATGCTGGATCCCGTTGATGTAGTAGAACCGTAAGAAATCCCGTTCTTTTGCTGCACCAACCCGTATTTGCGGCACCAGATCAGACCTTCACGCAAACCGATGTACAGAGGCGAAACATGGAACGTGAGCTTGCGTTCGATTGACGGTCGCAGCTCTACCGGTTCGTACAGGCCGTTGTATCGATTAAGCTCAAACCCTTTGTAATTCAGAGACGAAGGGTTAAAGGAGTTATTGTTTACAAAATCGCAAGCGATTTCTTTAAGAGTTTTCCACTCCCCCTTGCTGGTTGCCTGAAGCAACATGGCAGCGCCTGTCGCCCAATTTGATTGGTGCGAATTTAACTTCTCGATAAGGTCCTCAACCTTTACCGAATCGTTAGTTTTCTCGAAGTTTTTGGTAACTTTTGAGAGAACTTTTTTAGGGGTTTTTACAGCCACCGTGGGAGCTTTACGTGTGTTCATCGCGATCTTCCACGCAATGTCCACCAAACCCTTGTTGTTGTTTTTGACAGCCATCTCAAACAACTTCTGGCTGTCTGTGAAGCTGCCTACAATAAACTCGCTGAGATCGACTTTGATAGGCTTTGAGTTACCTCCCAGGCTAGGTTCCATCAAAGCTAGAACCTCGTTGCGGTCAAGAGGCAGGTCTTGCAAAAGGAATTGGATAGTCATGTCAATAAGGGATGACGTGTGAACAATACTAACCTGTGAAAGGGTTGTCTAGGGGCGAGTCCGGATTTAATTTTTATTTAAGTTTTACAATCCTGTAGGGTTTGAAGCTCTTCATGATTGGCGTCTATCCAGCTGTTTATGTCTCTGGCTATTTCCAAACTTATAAATTTTTTATCTTCTAGGTCTAAAATGCAAACTTGTTCCAATGCGGTAAAGCACTCCATACCGTACAGGTTTTTTGTGTAGTCAACAATCGATATCTGTTTTTCCTTCCAGAGTGCGTGCTCATAATTCGAATAAATTAAGTTGAACGTATTATTTGTACCGTCGCATTTTATTAAAGTGCTTCGATAAAACACTGATGGACTTTTGGATTTAAAGAAGAGACAAGTCAGTAACCAACGGCAAAGTTTGTCGAACTCCAATACAGAGCCACCGTACTCTTTTACTAACTCCTCTATTTCAGTCGACATAAATGGAGCTCCACTTTGGGGTTCCGTTTACAACACCATTACAAATAAATAGTTCTTGTCTGTTTAAACAGTACCAAAAGTCTCCTATTTGAGCGCTTTCAGGCATATTCGATTCAGTTACATAAGGCGCGTTAAACGAAGCAATCCCAGCAACCTTATTAACTCTTTCTTTATAGGAGTTACTTACTTGTTCAATTTCATTTAAAATGTTGCCTAGTTTTCTAGTGTCGTTCATCGAACGCATTTCAAAAGGGCATCGACCGTTTCATTCTGATTGCGGATATCAACCGTGAACACTTCGTCGCTAAAAGATTTACAGACAGAAGGCATTGAGTCTCCAATACAAATGGTGGACCATTGAGTACCTGTACTGTTTTTGAATTCCTCCAACCTTTTTAGTAGTTTAGGGTTTACGTCTGAATGCCCATCCGTGATCATGAGGATGTCAGCACGATCGTCCAGCTCGGCATTGTTGAGCGCGTGGGAAATGACACAATTAAATGCTGTACCTCCACCGGAGACTCTTCGTCCCACTAGATCAAGTAGTTCACTGTTGTTCTTCCTAACGGAATCCAATACAGTTTCACTTTTAATAGCTGTATCGAACAAATAAACGTGTACACTTCGCTTTTCCTTCAACGCTTTCTCCGCCACAACAAACATAACGGCTTTACTCCAGAGCTCTGATTCTCCCAGCATCGAACCCGACACGTCGACATACATAACCACAGGTCCTTTCGCTAGATCTTTTGCCGTGGCGGTGTAGTCCTTAATAAACAGTGTCTTTTGCGAGTATTTAAGAGCAAAAAGAGCTTTGCCTTCTGGCGTATTCGCTAGTGCAATCTCGCTAGGAAAAGCTTTCGTTAAATCGTTTCCATAACGAGCTCCAGTAATTGATTCGTATGATGCTGTAATTTTTTTCTGTCGCTTCCTCATTATCCAAGCGCGTTTCAACGCACCCAACTTCTTAGCGATTTCCCTTAAGTGCTTACTTTGCTCCAGCTTTTTAGCTAAAGCTTTCTTCTCGTTTAAATCTGTTGTTTCCGAAAGCGAGCCTTCGTTATCTCCATACATATTGCTCATGTTCTCAGACATCTCGTCATTGCTTTTTACTGCACCGTCAACAACGTTATCTACTTGTGCCTGTACCAACTGCTGAGCCTTTTGAATTTCTTCAGTCAGTTTTTGATTTAACTCCTTGCCATCCTGCCTAGCTTTTGCCGCTGTGGCTTTATCTCCAGCTTTAATCGCGTCTTTGAATTTTTGCCTGAGTTTTTCTAGTTCTTCACCGCTTTGAGTTAACAGTTCGATGTCAACTGATTGAGATTCAATAAGCTGTTCAATGTATTCAGACAGCTCGTTAAGGATATTGATTGCGTTGTTACCTGCGTTGAATTGAGAACCATAACTTCTTTTAAGAAGTTCTCCCCACGCTGCAGCTTGGCTGAGCTCAGACATAATCGCCCACCAGAAACCATTCTCAGGTTTGTATCCCTCAGGCAGATCTGTTTTTTCTCCGTTACATACTTTCCTGTAATAGTTCTCGTAGTCTTCTTCAGATACTAACCATTTAACACTGTCTGCGTTATACAAGCGCTCAAATAGTTCTTTCCCGAAACGTGAAAGCTGTTTAATGTTGTATTTCTCGATGAGATACTTTACTGATGGACGAGCTTCACGAACAAAATCATCCCAGAGAAAATCAGCAAGAGCTGAGCACGCCAGAGTAAGAGGGGCGTTGTCTACAAGGTGGATCAGTTCAGTTTTAGTTTCGAGAGAGAAGTTCATGATGTTGTAAGGTCGTTGATTGATTTAGCCAGGGTTTCGCAGTGAGTTTGAAGTTGTCGTGTAAGTTTGACTCCGTTCGCTCGAACGGTTACTGACATTTTAAATTTGTTTCCGTCTAAAACCTCGTTCACTTTCTCGTGAACTGTAGACATATCTTTGTGAAACTTACGAAGCTGGATAACCATGTCATTCAGATCGCCCAAACCCCTGGCTTGATGTCTGGCGTGCACAGCGCTGTACTCAGCCATGATTCCTGTCGCTGCTCTCCGTGCATCGTTCAGTACACGCTCAGCCGTGGGAATCTCCTGCTCCAGAACTGCTTTAATAACGTCTTTGTCTTCCTCAGATTGATACACGATGTGAATCACTGAGTTGTGCATATGTTCTGGGCTTAGTTCATCGTCGCCCTGTACAATCGCCCAAGCTTTAAGGAACTTAAGAATTTGTACGCGTCGACGATCTGAGATGCTGATGCTTCGCTGTTCGAGCATTTCCCACACACTACCGAATTTTGAAAGAAAATCTTCTGAGATAGTTATGTTTGCTGCAGCTGCCTGAAGCTCGGCTAGCTCATCCAAACTTAAGAAGCAAGCTACCTCTGGTCTTTCTTGAATGCCAGCTGCCCACTGATCAAGCAGAGCTTTTGAAGCAGGCTTACGTAGTTTGCGAACCGTCGGTCGAAACAGAAATCTGTCGGCAAATGCCTGCAGAGATTCTTCATCTGCCCATGTGTTCGTAGCAGCAATGATCGATTGAATCGGAGTTTTAATGTTTTGCTTTCCGTTGTTAAACGTCCGCTCATTAAGCAGAGTCAGCAACGAATTCAGAATCGCTGATGACCCACGGAAGAGTTCATCCAAAAATGCGATGTGCGCAGAAGGAAGATAACCGTCCACATCCCTTGTGTATTCATCCTGCAGCAGTTTGGTTACTGCTACAGGACCGAACACTTCAGATGGATCCGTCGTGGGAGTAAGGAGATAACCAAAGTAGTTAGCCCCTTCAATACCAGAACACAATGTTCGGACAAGATCTGATTTACCTGTTCCTGGTTCTCCCAAAAGGAATGCGTTTTGTTTGCTTAGCAAAGTTGCCAGAAGTCCGTCAACAATTTCCTCACGTTCAAGGGCCGAGTTATTGAGAGCGGATCGGAAGTTTTGCAGCTTGATAAAGAGAGTTTCGTTCATTGTTTTGAAATTGGATAGAGTCGCGGAAAGTCGATAGCCGAGGTTGTTACTGTACATTCGGTAGTTAGTACACCACTAACTGCACATAGCTTCTTAACTGCTACATCGTAATCTACAAATACAGCAGCTTTGTGAATGTCGTTTGTGTATTTTTCAACGTCGCAAAGGAAACCTTTGTCCGATTGAATGACATAAATTGATTTTTTCATCAGAAATCCGTTTCAAGGTCGTCGGTTGTTGCATCCGTTTCTTTGACTTCACTGATCAGTTGATCGATGTTGTCGGAGGCATCTTCAATAAGTTCTTTACGTTGAGCAATGAGTTTCTTAAGTTGTTTCGAACGTTGCTCATAGATGTCAACCTCAAGGTTTACATCGCGCATAAGCAAATTCAGTGCGTTGGAATTTTCTGCTGATTTAATCTTTTCGCACAAAGTCTTGTACGAAGTTGAAAGCGCAAGTGATTGCTTGAGCTTTTCCAATCCCTGTGAGGAATCGCGTGAAGAGCAGATCTCTGCTAACTCCTTACGAATTTCATCTTGCGTGGCGACAAGATCTGTCGAAGCTTCGTTACGAACATTGAAGTCCTTTGCTTGTAGTCTGTTACCGATGTCCAAAAGATTTTCGGTGAGCCGGGTAAGAACTTCAAAACCAGGAACAGAGTTACTGATCAGTTGCAGTCGTTCAGCAGTAATTTGCCAGGATCCACGCTTTTTAGGTGAACCTGTTTGCTGCTTACCGATCTTGCTAACGTGTCTGGCATCAAGATCATCAAGAAGTTGTGCGCCGAGATTAAGTGCGCGATCAGCTGCGTTTTGTTTGGCTGCTTGAAGAACTTGTTGTGTGTTGACGCTGTTCTCGTAAGCGATTAGAGCATCCACATCTTCTTCGATTGGCTTACTCACTTTCTCTAGAGTTACGGGCAGCGGACCAAGAACGCTTACGCGAATTGGTTTCTTGTACTCTTCCTTAGTTGGAAAGAACCTCATGTATGCTTCGAACGCCATTTTGTATTCCACATCGTCCACAAACAGAGGACGCAGAATGCTTTCGGTTGTCTTTTGCCAGCGGTCGAACTCGTCTTCCCAAACCTCCTTCATTCGGAGGTTTGCTTGTTCAGCTTCTTTACGGATCTCTTTAATCAATTCGTTAGCGTCATAAAAATAACTGCTAGTGACAAAATGAGAATCGCCGTAATGAATGCAATAGCCGTCATAAAGTTCACGCTGACGGATGCGAAGTTGATCCAGTTCTTTCTTGAGAGCATTTGAAAGGTTGGGGCGAATGCTCACAGTGTTTGCTTCTTCAAGAGTGTCGATCACACTTTTAGGAAGCTTCAGATCGTCGAACTTGATCTGAACACTCTGCCGAACATCAGCAGAGATGGAGCAGGAAAGAAGGTAGTGAGAAAGCATAGCAGTAAAAGTGAAATGAAGTACAGGAGCGGTGTGTGACCGCATGAAGATCCTACACGATTTGTAGAATCTTATGCGGTTTATACTGTTTTGAAGATCTTATCTGTAACAGTCTTTACAATCAACGCTTAAGTCGCGTGAAGGCGAGCGAAACCTTATCGGTCAGTTCGTCGCAGTCTCCACTGGCCACGAGCTGTTCAGCCGTGTGCTTGAGCTGCATCTTTGCAATCTTCAGCTCTGCTTCCAGCTTCTCAACCCGAGCAGCAAGCTTCTCCAGTTTGGAATGAGGCGTGGGGATTCTGGTGACGCGAACAACGATGTTCGTATTGAACTGGTTGTACTTAAAGCGGCTGTCGGAACCCTGAAAGCAGCTCAGATCCATACCCTCAGACTCTGCGAGTTTGAAGTCACGCAGGAGGTTGTCTTTAGCTGCTTCGAACGTAACGCCAAAGGAAGCGTTCAGTTCGGTTTGAGCAGTGTCGCATTCATCGTAAGCTTCAGCAGCCGTGGCGCCGAGACTTACCAAGTCAGTTGTGCGGATCATGGTTTTGAAGTGGATGTGATGTTGGTGCACCCCGTTAAGGGTCGGTGCCACCCATGGTCTGTATCGTACTGAAAACGGGTGCATCCGTCAACCCCTTAGCGTCGGGGGTAGACGGTCACATAGTTATTAGGAACGTATGGATTTTCTTCTAAGAACTTTATTTTCGCTTTTTCCAGCGAATCTGCTTGAACCCTGCTGTCGAATCTCCATCCGATCTTGGGCTTTTTCACGAAAACGTCAAATTCGTGCTGAGTCTTGGTCTTTGAAGGGTGCATCGGAAAAGTGCAACGTCAAAAGTTTATCAGACAACACTAAACTTATCATCATGGTTACTTAGTTGTAACAATTACATTATTTGACATAACGCGATAGCTCGGCCGAAAATACAATACATAATTACTTTCCTCTAGTTTCTGTTTTTACTTAACGTAAATTTCGTTTTTCGTCGTCATTATGTATCTCAGTGAACAACAGTAAAAACCATACGTTGCTACAGTATCAATAGATACAAAGTTGCGATTATGAAAAAACCATTCCTTATTTCCTGGGCTTCACTCAAGCTCTCTATCATCAATTCTCAGAAAGCCAGTAAGGCAGCTCTGATTCGAGAGTTAAAAGAAAAGAAGGGAGCTATCGCTTAAACTTCCGTACTGTTCTTACGCATAATGTTCAGCGTGTGCTTAGGGTTAATTGGTTTGCGCACACAAATGTATTGATCTGGGACTGTACCTTTCAGGGTTTCTAGTCTGTGCGTCTTCTCTGGGCAGCTGTCTTTAACAAGGCTGTTCATTTGTGCTTGAATCAAGCAAAAAACAACCCACATAAAGAACGCCAAACTAAATCCGATTAGGTGTCCTCTGTTGAAACCGAAAGAAGAAGGTTTGATCATGTTTAGAGTTCAGTAACGGACCAGCAAAGATCATTAAAGTCTGTAAGTTTTTCTAAAGACTCTCCATAGAACACAATCCCGTTAGCATCCACACTGCGTATTTCAAACTTGTTGAACTTAAGGTTCACCAACATACGTCTTACTTCATCTACATCTTCCAGCATTATGTTGTAGGCTTCCTCCATGTCCCCACGATCTAACGCTTTGTCGATGTTGTCGAAATCGAAGAGCTGGTAAGCTTGAGAAAAAGATAATGTAAAGCCTTGCATTTCAGGCTTTACCTCAATTTCATCAGAATGATTCATAATCCTCCAGAGGATAAAAGTTAATTAGATGCTTAGGAAGTGAATAGCGTGTGAGCGCAAAAGCGTACGCAGCCTTCGTGGAATTAAAAGAGTTTCGTTCGATGTGCGCGTTGCTCTCTTCCACACAAAGTAAATACTTCTTAGGTTTTAGCTCAACAAGTTCAGCCGTCTTGATAAAAGTTGTAGGTTTCATCAGCAAGTGAAGGAGCAAAGATAATAGAAGACAACGGATACTTAAAAGTATTCGCTATTTGTGAACAGAGATCCTCAGGATCTTTAGCGTCCCAATCTTTACTGCGCACTTCATCACAAATCTGTGAGTGCACAAGGGATACTTCTTGTTCTGTTAAATCAACAGGTTCGATGTCAAATGAGACTGAGACTACTTTGTACTTCATTAGTGTGTACTTCAGTTGTAACGTGCAGGTTCATCTGCAACAAACTCAGAATCATTCCATTCGACAATGTGACCCAACTCTTCAACTGTGCAGTTAGTCGTTGTCAGCAATTTGTAAGCTGCATTTGCTTCTGCTTCAGTTGGGCATGTGATGTAACCGGAATCGGTGACAGAAAAATAGATACGGAACTCAGCCATGGTGCAACATAAGATGGTTGGCGTTTAATCATACCCACGGTGCGGGGAACCGGGTAAAAGCTGAAACATACTTAAGTTTTGATTGCCTCACATGGTCGCCCAAGATACATGTACCAAAGTGAGAGTCAAGGCAGATTGAATTGGTAGGCATTTATTCCTACCCATGATTGATCTTCCTATTGACCTGACACATTGGTTTATGTACTGCTTCTTTGCGGGCGTACTTTATGGTATGTACGAATTTGAAACTTAAGTCGTTGTGTGTACAAGTTACTTAGGTACAAGTCGAAGATACTTAGGATTTATGTCGTCTCGTGTTATGAAACAACGCTTAGGATCTTTACCTTTTCGGAGTAATTGCTCCCGACGTTTGTATGCACTCTGAAAAGTAAAGGCGAAACAATCAAACCGATTGTCTAACCATACGGCATAACCTGAGCGGTTGTTCATCCGTCACATAGTATAAGGTTTGTTGGATACAGTATCATCCTATTTAGAGCGACATAAAATGTTTTACGATGTCTTCGCCACATAGTAAAGTCGCCCTTCTGTGTAGCCTCCGTCATCCTTTCTCTGGCACATCTAGCAATGTTGAACCACTCAAGGTTGCCTAGAAAATTGAGCGGTTCATACTCGATTAGCGTGTCGCCAGATCTATAAAGAGTTTTCATTGGCGTGCTTGCTGCGAATCGCGAAACTCAATGTAGTCAGCGTGGGAGAAGATTTCAAGCCACGCATTAGGGTGTTTGTCGCAATAAGAATCGTAAGCTAAATCGGCTTCTGTGTAGGTATCAAAGGATTCTAAAGATTCCAAATCGCCTGTTTTAAAGTGCACGATGTGATAAGCCATGATGATTGCAGAAGTTAAATGTTTGGGGTGAGTTTCATAATCTTTCTGTGAAGATCTTTCACTCTGTGTTCATAAGAGTCGGGTTCTCTGAGTTCACAAGGTGTTTCAAGTTCGATGCGGTTCAGTTCATTGTTCAAAATAAATGCGATTAAACCTGCTTCGTGCGGCTCCAGTGTCAGTGAATACTCCATGATTAGTAGTAAAAGCGACGTGTTTCATGATCATCGGTCCATGCTGGATTAACAGCGCGAGCACCTGTCTCATCATTCAGACAAGGGCGAACATCGTCGATGTACACATAGCCGAAACCTTTATAGTTTCCAGTTTTGTGTAGAACATGGTCGAGCGCATTTGCCAGGCCACGCCTATGTTCTGGGGTCAGATGATCAGACTTTAGGCGTTCATTGACCCAATCTTTAAGATCGTCGACGTTGAAAGTTTTACGTTTGGCCACAATGTTGTGTTAGGTGAATGTAGGTTTCTTCTCCTGCATGGGAGAATCGGGATGCTCTTTAATGATCCATCCTGTGTAGTTTGGTGCACGTCTATCTACAATGATGTATTTAAGACGTTCTAAAGTATCTAGAGCTTTGAAGTAAGTTTCGCGGCGGCTGTTACACACATCAACGTGAGGAGCAAAACACGGAGCGTGTGGATTCTTTCGCTTGTGATGGTAAAAGTATTGAAGGATGCTCCGTTGATGCTTTGAAAGACCGACTTTAGGTTGTTTCGTTGCAGCTGATTCGGTTGTTTGATTGGTCATAAAGTTTCCGCAATTTGCAGGTGTGTTGATCAGTAAGCCATCGGTTTGAGGGCTTCTACAATCTCCTCATTTGTGTAGTGTTGATGAGGACTTTTTACTGCAGGATCTTTATCTTCTTCTAGTTTGCGTGCACACAATTCGTGTACATATTGGTATCCCTGCAGCCCCTCATACATAAGTATGTGAATCATCCTTTCTGGTGTTCTGTACTCATTCTCTGCGAGTTGTTCGAGACAATGTGCAGCTCTTGCTGACAAAGTTACCGTGAACGTTTTATGTTTCACAACAGGGTTAAGTTTATTTAGAAAAAATGTTTCAAAGTTAATGGAGTTAATGCACCATCCGTAGATACTTGTAATTTTCTCAACTAAATCTTCTTCGTCTTCAGCTTCCCATACACCGTCTTTAACTTCATCCAAGAGGTTAATTTGATCCTCCAAACTGAGAGCTTCTTCGTCGTTGTCGTCTGTGAAATCGAACTCGATTTGTGTGATTTTGAATAGCATGATGTTAGTGCAAGTTGGTGTTGTTAAAGTGAAATAATGCGGCGCCCCGGACTGAGCGAAGCGAGGGAGGATT